ATGGCTTCGGTAATGGAAGAACTGCTGGACGATAGCGAGAAAGCAGAACATCTCCAGTTAATCATGATTAGCACTGCAACGAACGGCACAACGCCTGCTGATGATTATGCAGAGTTGAGAAATTACTTTCTTGATAATCCGCTCTATAAGTCATTAGTGCCCAGCTTTGTGCGTAAAAGCAGATCTCTCGATCAGTTCTGGCAATTTATCAAAAGCAAATTCCCCTCATATGCTGAGCGCCGTACCTACATCTGGGCCGAATTCACCCCTTTGCTCGACTTCATAGAAGGCAAGAACCGAGCCCCAGCAGATGAAGTAATTACGGATGCTTTCAAATCTTTTGATACTGACGGGGTCCATGCTGTTTGGACAAAAGCTCTAGAGCGCAGAATAACTGATCCAGACGGAGCAATAACTTCGGCCAGAACGTTGCTAGAAACAGTCTGTAAGCACATCCTGGATGATATGAACGTCCCGTATAACAATAAAAATATTGAGATGTCTGAACTCTACAAGCTCGTCTCCAAAGAGTTAAATCTTTCTAGCGATCAGCATTCAGAAAGTATTTTTAAGCAAATATTAGGCGGGTGTTCCGCTGTTGTGAACGGACTTGGTACTCTCCGTAACCGTTTGGGAGATGCCCATGGTAAGAACAGAGCGGCCGTTAAACCCTCTCCGCGTCACGCTGAACTCGCTGTGAATCTCTCTGGCTCCATGGCGCTCTTTTTGATAAGTACCTGGCAACATAGAAAGGACGCTGATTAATTTTCATTTCACATGGCAAAAAAATTCAAGGAGTTACAAATGAACATTGAGGTAAAAAAAGCAGTGAAATGTTGGGCCGACCGACCAACTTGGTTTAGCCCCCATCCGATGGATGCGGCTGAATTTAAACGTGCGGTGTCAAACCTCAAGCGCCTATCCCCTACACCTACTTTCGAAGAAATCAAAGATGCAATAATGTTCTTTGTATCCGATGCGCCAACGATGTTAGGCACCCCTTCGGATATTCCTCAGGCAGTTCATGATTTCGCAGCAAAAATGTACAACAAACTGTAATAAAATGCGGGCTCGATCAGCCCGCAATATTGATTAAAAATTTTAAACTCACGGGCGAAGCCATAACTAAAGACAGGCCATAGCCATTTTACCCCATGGGTTTCCATATCCGGCTGTAAATGCGTGCATTCTGACCTCTGAGCCCTCACCGTCAGCATCCACCAGAGCAACAACTGAAGCACCTACATCAGAAACTGATACCACTATTCTGTAGCCCGTTTCAGTCTCCATTGTTGTTGCAGATGGGTTCAAATCTGACATCTTGGGTGCCAAGCAGCGAACTACCGCAGCTGGATTTTTTGGGCTTTTACCAGTGAAAATTGGAGGTTTGCTAGTAATAGTGTCTACTGAACAACCAGCCAGTAAAATCGATGCGACAAACAAGGAAAATATCTTTCTCACTTCATCCCCTTCTTTATGTTTGAATCCAACCGCATAACGGATATGCAGGCTTAATTAATAGTGTTTGGCGAATGGATAAATGACTCTTGATTTTTCTCAAGATGCGCCTTCATATGCTCACACCAACCCGCAAAAATAGCTTGATCTGTACCAGTGTAAGCTGTCAGAAAACACATAAGTATTTCGTCGGTAAGTTTGTCCTGCTGATCCCAGTCAACAATGAACTGTCTAAAAAGAGCGTAGGCCTTCGCCGGGTCCTTGTTCTGCCATGTCTCCACAACCTTATCGAAAGGAGGAACAATGTAAGTTACCTCCACCGGCAATGGCTCGTATTTCGTTGGTATTAATACCTCTCGGGTAAATACCTCACCTTCCGGCCAGAGTAGCATCTGATTTGTCAAAGCTGCTCCTCCACATAGATACCTGCCGATATGATTGCACCGCCGATACGGCGCTTTCCATAAAGCAATGGTACCGGATAACCTTGCGCAGCAGTATTCGTAACGCCGCCAAATGCGTATGAAGCCTTATTGTCCGCACTTTGTTTACTTGCAAGTCCAGTAGGTTGTGGAGAAAGTAATTGCACAACACCGCCAGCGATCATGGCCGCTCCAAGTTTCCAGGCAACGGGCCCCCATGTTCCGCCACCCCATGCTTGACCAACCGTAACCCCAATTGCCCCTACTACCACTAGTACCGCGCCGAGAATAGTTTGTAACATCCCTGCTTTTTTACTTCCAATTACCACCGGAACGATATGAATCTCGCGTCCATTGTTCGGAAATTCCAGGTCATCTGCCCCAATGTTCTTTTTCCCGACATAAATCGCATACGTTAAACCGCGAGCTCTACTTGTATTCATGTATTTTTCGAATCCGGGAATTGTTACGGCCAGAGCCCGAAAAGCTTCATGCGTAGTCCTTACAAGGCGCTGGTGAGTTTTACCGAAGGTCTTACCTAGCGGGCCAAACATACGGATGGTAGCAAGTGTTTCATTGTTAGCTATATTCATCGTTCTACTCCAGTCAGATACCGTTAAATGTCGCCAGCCGTTGTTTGTGGCTGTCGCTCATGTCGAAAGCAAAATCCTCGTGCTCAGCCTGGAAGGTTCCGAACGCCATTAGCGCGGATACCGCCGGGTCTATCTTGTTAGAGGATTTCTTCTTGTTGGGCTTAATGTTGGCGTTGGCGTCAGACTCCATCACCACGTTCCCAATCGCCCAGGCCAGAACCGGATCGCCACGGTGGCGAACCACTCTGCGATTAACGAACACCTCAAAGGATTTCGCCACCGGACTGAATTTGAGATAGGTTTGCGGGAACGGCTCCACATCAAGCCCCGCCCCCTGTAGCTGGGTGCGCAGGTGCGTGGCGTTCCACGTATCGAAACCCACCAGCCGGATATTGAAGGTTTCAGCATCGCGCAGAATATCGTCACGGATGCGGTCATAGTCGATGCAGTCGCCGGGCGTGGTGCGTATCCAGCCCGCTTTTACCCACTGGCGGTAGATGGCGCGGTTTTTGTTGGCGACGTTAAGCAGCTGTGCTTCCGGCAGATAATGACGGGTAAGGAGTCTGATCTCCCTGTCGAACGGGAACGCGTAGCTTACGCTGGTGATGTCGCTGGTAGAGGACAGGTCAAACCCGGCATAGCACTCCATCCCGGCAAGGTCTTCTTCGGTATAGTCGAGCGCACAGGCATCCCATGCCCCGGCCCCCATCCACGGCGTGGAGCCCTGGCACCAGATATTGAAACGCTTGGTCAGCATTTCGACCCACTGCGACGGTATGCCCCGCGCTTTCTGGATAGTGGATTCCAGTTTCGCCGCATCAACGGACACATGCAGGTTAGGGTTAGCCTTGATCCACATTTCAGGCTGCTCAACCTCGCTTTCGTCGTCCAGTTCGTAGATCAGGACAAACAGCGAATCGTTGCTCTCTTCCCCGGCCAGAATCTGGCAGCAGTAGTCATAATGCTGTTTACAGGCAGAGACAACGTTACTCCCGGCGGTCGTGATAGCGAATAAAATCGCCTCCGGACGTGCGCCCATACCCAGCTCGAGCGCGGAATAAACACCATTATCCGGGTGAAGGTGGTATTCATCGACAATCGCCAGGCTGGGGTTAGTCCCCTCAATGGTGGCCGCTTTCGCCGCCAGAGGCTTTAACAGGCTGTTGCTTTTCGGGAAAATGACCTTATGTGCCTGGATATTGACACGCTTTTTCAGCGGTTTTGACAGCAGGCACATCTGGCGGGCATCGTCGAATACGATTCGGGCCTGATCACGACTCACCGCCGCCGTGTAGATATCCTGCTGGCCCTTCTCCATCACCAGAAACCAGTTAGCCAGCATGGCGGCCACGGTTGATTTGGCGTTCTTACGCGGCACCTCAATAAATGCGCTGCTGTACTTCCGGCGCCCTGACTCGCTGTTCTTAAAGCCCAGCAGATTAGCAAAGGCGAACTGTTGCCACGGCTCCAGCTCTATAGGCTGGCCGCGCAGCGGGCCTTTGACGTGTGGACAGAGCCGGGAGAAAGCAATAAACCGCTCCACGGTCGCCGTATCGAACTCATAACAGGGGTCATTCAGGTCTGAAAAGTACCTTTCAACGGCCTGTTTTACGCGCTTACAGGCCGGAATTTCACCGGATTTAATGGCGTTTGCGTAATCATTCCAGACGGTCAAGCTCGTCCTCCTCTTCCGTTTCTATCGGATTACGGCGGCGGCTTACCGGATCAAAGCCCAGCAGCGACGACATTTTAATCATGATTTTTTCAGCGTCGGCCTTTGCGCTAAGCGCCGGATTACGGCTCTCGCCGCCCTGGCTGTTAACAATGCTGAATCCGCGGCTGGCAAGGTCTTCCACTGCTTTGCGGTACATCGAATAGTTAACGCAAAAAAGCTCAAGGTTGTTCCAGTCGGCGGGAGTCAGATCCCCGCGTTCGGCCAGTTGCTTTGCCTTCGCCTTCCACTGCTGCGCGGCTAACTCATCAAGGTAAGCGGGCGGTTTTGGTGGTCTTGCCATAAAAATTTCTCGTTTCCATCGCGTTTTATTTTCAAAAAAATTACCGTGCGTAAAAATTTGAGGGGGCGGGTGGTTCCTCGCCCGGAGGGTTTTGTCCTGAAAACCTCCCCCACCCCGTCCATGCGCCCTGTCAGCGGTTGCGGAAGCATTCCATAAGCTCCCGGTCACGCTGGCTCATGCGCTTTGCTACGGGCTTCGTGCGCGCTCTCTGTCTGGCTGGTTGCCATGCCTCGCGCTGCTTTATCAGCCCACTAATCAGGCGCTGCTGTTCCTGCTCAGTCATTGTTTGCCTCATAGATCCAGTCGGTGCGATGACGTGCTGCTTCTTCCTGCTCACGGAACTTACCGGCTTTACGCTGCTGCTTAGTCACCGGGTCTGTTGTAGTTGTCTTCCGGCCATGACAGGCAGCACATAACGACTGGTGATTACTGGCGGGCCAGAACAGCACATCGGCCTCACCCTCAATAGGGATGATGTGATCGACGATAGTTGCCGATGTATAGACGCCAGCCTTGAGACAGTGGACACACAGCGGATTAGCTTTCAGAAAATGACGACGGTATTCGCCCCAGCGGTTGGAGTAACCACGCTCTGTTCGTGTACCTCTTCGGCTGTCGCTTTGTCGGCGGGCATCCCGCTTATGCTCATCACACTTGCCGGACTTCACCCGCTTATTACATCCCGGCTCAGTGCACCGGCGCATTGGTTGCCATGGCATCAGTACACCCCGACATCTCGGTAGACAGACCACAACGCAGAGACAGCCATCGGTATCTCTTTGGCGTCGGTATCACCAATCATCGTGCGGTACTCGTACAGCTGAGAGACGTACATCAGACAGCCGATCTTGATAGCAGGGGTGAACTCCAGACCGTTATCAAATCGCTTACCGATATGCTTCTGGCAGACCTCCAGCGCCGCTTCTATGTACGCCTGTATCAGTGTGTCTTCATAATCATCATCAATACGGCAATGCAGCTTTGCTTCTTCGAGACCGATTAACTCACTCATTGAAAATGCCTCCCTTGCACAGCAGCTCAAGCCGGGTGTGATCCACATCAGGAATGACGGCCACGATGCCGTAAACCTGCCCCCGGACGTTTGGCGAGCGGTACAGAATGCGGTTTGCGGTGGTGATATCGTCGCGGTAGCGCGTCCAGATTCGCACAGTGGCTTCGGAGTAAAGCGCCCCGGAAGACATGCGCTCACGCCCGCTGATAGCACGAATTTCAGCCCAGACGGTGGCAAGGTCAGACCATTCATAGATAACCTGACCAGTCGGGTCGCGGTGAGATTCAGACTTTTGAAAGGTAACGCGGCGCTTCATCTTTCCGGCTCTCATTCGTCACCTTCCTTGCCGTCTTTGCTGATCTTCACTTCCTGCTTCCATGCCTGGCTGAACTCGTCACCACCTTCACGCGGCGGCATCCCCTCACGTTCACGGGCTTCGTTCGGGTTCATGATCCCGTTCTTAATGCCGCGCTCATAAGTGGCGTAACGTTCGGTTGGCGTGGCGCGGAGAAGGTCAGCGGAGTCAAATTCCACCTGATAGCGGGTTCCCGGAACCGGAGAGGCCACCAGCAGCGCAGATTTGATTTGTTGTTCGAAGTTCGCCAGCCACGGACGCATCGTCATGGTGAGAAATGCGCGGCTCGCTTCGCTGAAATTGCTGTAGGTGCTGTTGCTGTATTCCTGGAGGAAAATAGGCGACACATTGAACATGCGGGCAATGTCTTCAATGGTGAAGCGACGGGAGGCCAGCCATTCTGCATCCTGATTGCTCATGCCAAGCTGCTTGTAGTCCATGCCACCTTCAAGGATCGGCGTTTTCCCGGCATTTCTGGCACCTTTGTAGCGCTCCAGTGCGTCCAGAGCCTGTTTTCCCTTCACGCTGTCGAGCCATTCAGCAGTAGTGACCACGCCAGCCGCCATCATGCCATCTTTCATAATGCTGGCACCGTGGCGCTGCTGGGCCAGACCTAACCCCAGAGCTTCACGGCAGACGGTGATCGGCGAGCGCCCCAGAAAACCATCATCGGTCGAGTAACGCAGGTGCAGGATCTCTTCTTGCAAATAGGTGCGCACAGCCCCGCTAAACGGCTCAGTAACAGTGTATTTGTACTTATGCTGGCCGATACGCTCAGGTACAACCGCCCCCGGCGCATACGGGTGCAGGGATTGCGGCTGGCCGTCGCGGCCCCACTGGATCACCGCATAGGCGTTACCGTTCAGCAGGCAGTGGCGCATCATCGTGCGTTTAAACTGGTAAGGTGTCTGGCAGTCGTTCGGCTGCTCGTTCAGAAGAAAATCCACCGGGTGATTGCTCAGCCATTCCCGCGCCTCTCGCCCGTTATCGTTGCGCACACGGTAGAGATAGCAGGGCATTGTTGCCACCGCCTCACTGATAACTGATACGGCGTTCATGACCGCTGGCAGAGATTCCGCAGTACCCGCAGACACATACTCGCCTGATCCGGTATTTGGAATCCCTGCCATCGCCAGAAATTCATCAATGGTCATGCTGCGTTGCTCTGAGGGTTCAGACTTACGGCCAAACGGCCAGATATTCCACATATCAGAGCCCCGCTAAATCAGCCCAGCGGCGACGGTTATCGCCAGCGCGGCGCAGTTCAGGATGTTGAGAGAAAAGCGAACGGTGCGCGATTTCCACGCCAGACTCAGGATAAGCAGGCATAGAGGTAACGGTAATCTCCCGCAGTTCGGCAGCGGTAACAGTGCGCAGGTATGGAGACTGGCCGATATCCCACGCCTCTTTCAGCGCCCGGAAACCAAAGCTCATGCCGGAGATATCCCCGCGCTCCACCAGCTCCAGCACATCGTTGCCAAGCTGGGTATTCGGCGGGGTCAGCTCGAAGCGCAGCCCGGTATCGTCTTCAGACAGCACCAGCGTGCCGGATTTGGTACGCCCCAGCAGCTGGGTATAGTTATGCTCGTACAGCGCACGCACATCGCTACCGGATGCCAGGCTGTCTTTAAATGCTCCCGGCGCAAACTGCTCGCGGAACTCGTCCCAGATAATTTCTGAGAGACTGTTCCAGCGCACGGCATAGCCCACCAGCTTTTTGTTGCTGGCGCTCACTTCGGAGGTACGGATTTCAAAATCGATTGTTTTCATTACTGGACTCCACAGAGGGCAAAAAGGGGCCGCAGCCCCTTAAACGTCAAATCAGGAACCGGAGCCGGAAAGCTCAAGCACCTTGATGGCGTTGGAGTCCACCACGCCGCCGCCCAGGTATTTATCGGTATGCACCTTGTAGAAACCCGGTTCGGTGATGTTGTCTGGGCGAGTACGCACGCCAGTAGTGTGATCCACGATGAAATAGCCGCGCTTGAAGTCGCCTACCGCGAGGAATGCTTTACCTACCTCCGCATCCGGCATGGTTTCCAGATACTGAACAGGACGGCCCAGCAGCGTATCGGGAGAACCGGCAACCAGCCGATCGCGCCAGATGTAATCCCCGTTGCCGTTTTTCAGCTTTTGCAGTTTGGCGGCGGTGTTGGAGTTCATCACCCATACGGCGTTTTTGCGGTATTTGGCTTTCAGCTTATACAGCAGGTCAATCAGACCATCAGAGGAAACGTCAGCGGCTTCCATCTTCTCCAGCGTGCCGAACGGACGGGTTTTATCGGCAGTGGCCGCGCGAGGGTAAGACAGGAAGCCTTTGGATTTTTTATCACCGTCGCCGTTCACAAAGTCGCTTTCTTCGGTAGCGGTGAAGGTGTCAGCGATTTCAGAAGACAGCCAGCCCAGAATATCCACCTCGGAGAAGTCGAGAATCTCCTGGGTGGTTTTCGGGTAGGCGTAGATCGGGTTGAGTTTGATATCAACACGCTCCATCTTCGGCGTGCTGGTTTCGGTACGTGCTTCACCTTCTGTACCGCGATTAACGGTAGTGCCGCCCACAGATACCAGCTTCTGGTATTCGTTGGTTTTAGTGGTCTTCACCGTTGCGATGGAGCGCATCACGCTATCATCCTGCAACTGGCGCATAATCTCTTTGTCCAGCTCAGGGATAACGGTATAGCCGCCGTCAGCCTGCACCAGCGTGGAGAGAGAGCGGGTATCACCGGTCATGATGTAGTGGCGCAGCTCGTCGTTGCTTACTGGCTCGCCTTCAACGGAAGTACCAGGCAGATTGCGCTGATCGTCGGCGACGGCTTCAAGACGGGTGATTTCAACTTCAAGCGCATCAGCCTGGGCGCGGAGTTCGTCGAACTTTTTGCCCTCTTCTTCGTTCAGGCTGCGCTTTTCGGTATCGGCTTTGTCCAGCATGGAACGCATCTGAGTTTTGATAGCGGCTTTCTGCTGGCGTAATTCGAGTAGTTTCTTCATGGAGTGGTTTCCGTAACAATTAACGTTGAGACGTGAAACCAGCGCTTGGAGGGAAGGCCGTCAGTAAAGGAGCCTGTCTGATGGGCAAAAAACCTGACGGCCAGTGGCGGCTCACGTCTGAGTGCCACTCTTTAAGATATATATTGAATTATTGATGTAAACGAGTATTTTTTGATTCAAACAGCAATGAACAGCATTGAACAAATAATTTACAAAGCAAGGACCGATTAATGGAAAAAGAAACAATCTTTAATAACACCTTTGGTTTGGGCAATGGTCGATTTGATTGGCTGAATGCTTGTGTCGGAACGAATGGTTTCCCTGACTCATTAACTTATGCTGAAGGTTACCTTAGAACCCCAGAGATACTTACTGACTATATATACAAAAATAACAAGAGAGGAGAAGTTGATTTACTTGTTTATCCGATTGCCTACTCTGCCAGGCACGGAATTGAGCTTTCTCTAAAGACTATCCTCATTGACATGGCAGATCTCCGAGGATTGGCGATATCAGTTCCTGATGTGACAAAAATCCACAGCATCAAGAAACTATGGGATGCCACGATTGATGTCGCTGAGAGGACAGATATACGACTATTTCACATTACAAAAAAAATCGAGCCTTATATATTAGACTTTGTTGCTATAGACGACACAGCTCAAACTTTTAGATACCCTGAGTCCAATGTCGGAGCGACACATTTGGAAAAAACACCGATCATTAACCTTGCAAGATTTGTTGTTTATTTCAAAAAGCTCACAGAAGGTTTGCGAGAAATAATTAAGCTCACTCTAAATCTGAAAGATGAGTATAAAACAGGTACGTTTACCGATAAATTTTCACGCCGTGATCTAATCAAGCTTTCAAAAGCTCTAGGTAACAAAAATGAATGGGTAACTACACTTACGGTGAAAAAAAAGGAATTCATCAAGAAAAAATTTAACCTCAATAGCAACAAACAACTTATAAGAGCAATCGACAAAATTGTTGTAAATAGATACCTATCATCTTTAATTGGCGTTGAATTTCCACTTAAACATAGCGGAAAAAATACACTATTGCGTTTTAAAAAAGCTTGGTACGCACTACATATAAAAGACGTAATGAAAAAAAATAGCGTATTTCTGGACCCACTACAGGATTCAGGCATTAGTTTATCCGATATCAGAGCAGAAGATTTTTTAGACTACCTACGGTTAAAAATGCACATCACCACTACTTACCTACCTCTCTTTTCAGAGGAAGAATTAGCAGATTTAACCACATTGATTATTATGGGCCGACAATCCAATCAATATTACGCAGAAGATTATGAAAGAGAATTTGAAAGAAATTTAAGAGATGCACAACAAGATAAAAATGAAGCCTTCCGCTACATTATCGACAATACCGCTGCTTTATATTACATTCGAAAAGCTTTAAAATTATTGGGCTGCAAACAACTTTCAGTTGAAAGTCACTTTAATTATTGAAACATTCAGGGGCTTGGAATCAGCCCCTAACAAATTTCTAGGCAGAAGGCATTCTGTCTCTGTATTGTTGTAGATGCTCAATTATTGCATCTAGTTGCTCCTTGTTTGTTGCCAAGATTTCATCGGAAAGAGTGCTGCGAACAAAATCATGATGATCCATCCAGAACAAAGCACCATTAGCTAAAATCTGTTGGTATTCTTTCGTTGACATGGAGACCATATCATGAAGCCCGTAGTAATCGTAATGTTCCTTTATTTCATGAATCGTAATAGGCATAAATTCTCCTTGTTTGTCTAACTTGCCGCATTTAGTGCCGCGTTTAGTAATGCCGCACTTAGCGCCGCACCAGTTATCTCAAAAAATCATGCAAAACCAGTAATGACGGTGGTTTCAGTGAAATGCCGCACTTAGCGCGTGTATACAGGGGCTAAGTGCGGCATTTGGTCATAAAACATACTAAATGCCGCACATGCCGCACTTACCGCCGCATTTACTCGACTGTTACCGGGTAAAGGTTCTCACCCTCGATGCGAATAATTTGCTCACTCTCCAGCTTGTCCAGCCAGCGCGAGAATGACTTTCTCACTTTATCTGCCCCCAGTGTTGCACGCAGATCATCTTTAATGACGGAGATAGTGCATGGCTCCCCCTTAGCTGTGCGGCTGCGTACTGCCTGCCATAATGCATGGTGGTTATCGCTAAGACGGGTTACATTGGCCAGCTCAGGCTCAACCTCTTTAGCCTCTCTCGGCTGATCGTGCACAACCAAAGAGCAAACAAGCTCGCCATCTTCATCGGTGTAAAGCTCTGCCGTTCTAAGGTCATACGCCTTACGTTCTGGCTCTTCAGCATCTTTCATCTTGGTACAGGTCAGAATAAGCGCCTTTCCATCCCCTTCACGCTTAACGTTAAATTCAGTATCAAGCGCAGCCCGGAAAGCACTGGAACCGCGAGCGCCTTTCCCTTCATCCTTGCCGGAGTGGTGGACTACCAGCACCGTTGCACCCGTTTTCTGTTTGATAACGTCACATCCCTCAATAAACGCCCCCATATCACGAGCGTCGTTCTCGTCGTTACCACCAAAACAACGGGCCAGCGTATCGATCACTACCATGCGAACCGGTACACCACATTCGGCTTCAATCTGCCTGGCAGCCAGAAGCACTTCCGTTACCTCTGACTCGCGCACAGGAAACACCGGACGATTAACCAGCCAGAGGTTGTCTGCCGGTATGCCGTGCACCTGCTCCCAAGCCTTTATACGCCGGGGAACACCTACGCCTCCCTCACCAACCACATACAGCACCGCACCGGAAGTGACCTTCTTCCCAGCCCATGGCAGACCAGCAGCGATATGACAGGCCCACGATACGGCGAGAAAACTCTTATACGAACCGCTTGGGCCGTAAATGCTGCACAGAGACTGCGCAGGCAGAAAGTGTTTAAGGATATAGTCCTGACGGATATCAAATCCCACAGAACCGCGAGAGAGAGGCAGCTTTGTCCTGAACTTTGCACCAGCATCAGGGAAGACGCGGTGAATGCGCTGCACATCAGACAGCATGGCATTCATTTCCCCTTCACCTATCTCTTCCACCAGCACAGAACGACGTGCGGTAATCATTTGTTTGCGGTCCGTATCGAGATACCCGGCATCACAAAGCTCCTCATACGGCATTGCTGCTATCTGGTTGAGGCGAGCCACTAGCTTTCCGTAACGGGTAGTGGGGTCCTTATGCTGGTGGAGCGCTTTATCCAAATCGCTGCGACTGTACTGCTTGCCATGCGCCCACAGATACGAACAGGTGAACAAGGCATCAGATACAGTTTCTACAGCTGTCAGTTGTACCGTCATTTTGGTATGCCCCCGCTCATCTGGAATTTGCCGATCAGAGGATGGAACCAGTACGCAGAGCCATATTTGCGCTTAGCACTGCGCAACACCAACCGAGCCGCTTCCCTGAACTTTTCATCAGGCGCAACGAACCCGCCAGATTTCAGCTTAACCAGCATTACACCTGTGTTTTTCGCCAGCTCCTCAGCCTTTTTAGTTGAGATACCGTATTCAGCGGCCAGTGTTGCTACTGGCGTCATACCCGGAGGGATTTCTCCTCCCTGACTATCGGTGAGTGACCTAACCTGTTCCTCAAGGTGCAAAATCTTTTCAACCAGCAAATCAACGCGGTTAGCCAGTTCGTTGAATTTCACGTTACTGATCATTTGCGTTCCCCTTCAGCTGGAAGGACGAATGACTTATCCAAAGCGTTAGCCAGATCATCAGCTAAGCGCGATGCAATATCCATTAAAGCCATCAGGTGGATGCGCTTCTTTTCATCGTTCGCTATAGCTACAAAAGCTGCACACGAAAGAAGAGCCGAAACCTCTTGAGCTGTGGTCAATAAGTCCTGATCGCTCTTGTAGGTATAAAGGTTATCCATTGATCGCCCCCGTTGAATTCTGCTCTACCATGTTTGCCGCCAACTGATCCGATACTCGTCTAGCCAAGCTGATAAGGTTTTCACGCTCAACCTGATCAACGTCGCACTCTTCAACAACCATCAACAACGCAGCCAGTTCACAGGCTATTGACGTGCTTTTATTGGTTAATTCACGCATGGCAAACCTCCACAACCCGAAAATCATGAAATGGCAGGCGAGCAGCAAAAATGAGGTTTACCCCCGGCATAGTCTCGCGGGCCTCCTGTTCGCTGGATGCGTTGACGTAGATCACCAATGGTTTGGCGTTAGGGTAGCGCTCAGAAGTGGAGAGAAATCTCCATGTAAATTCCGGGCGAGTTTGGGTATGCTGTATACAAGCCATAATGTTACTCCATCTAACGTTGTGGTTAGACGCCTCGGTACTGCTCCAACAGTCCGGGGCGTTGCTATTTACGCACCTTAACTCAAACAAGGTGTAAGACACACAATAGGCCACAGGTGTCTTACACGTCAATACTTCCAAACAATATTTTTTCGTGTATAGTGTCTTACACTCAATTTTGGAGAATGTAGACATGGCAACCGGTTCAAAGAATGCAAAATCACAATCCGTAACAGCTCGAATCGCACACGAAATCATTGAGGGAATGGAGTCGGTAAAGAATCCCGGCGAGAGCACAGGGCAGTTTATTAGTTCTGCAATGCAGGGCGAGATCAAACGCCGCCAGCGTAAAAATGCCAAGGAAGCCAACAAGGAGTGATACCCATTATCTGGGTAACGGTCGAAACTACGGGATATCTCCGGGGTATGCTGCATTGCAGTAGACCCTGCACGCTGATCCAGATCTCCCCAGATTTGGGGAAATGGGGTATGCGCCAATGCCGTAAACCTTAACCGCGCCAATGGCGAGGTTCCTGTAATCACGTGAGCGCTCAGGCTTTGACCACCAGCCGCAAAGAGTTTACGATGGTGTTTCCTAATGCATGATGAGCATACGAAGGTAAGGATGCCCTGCACGGCGGACGAACCTTCACTGTAGTAGCAATGGCGGCCATTTATGGCCGCTTTTGTTTTATGTGACATGCTTTCCCCCTTACGCTGCTTTGCTGCGGCTCTGCTGCCATGCCGTGACCTCAGACAGAAGCCAACCAACGGCGCGACCTCCCAGCTTGCGGCGGGCGGGAAAGCTCCCCTCTTTTTCCAACATGTATCGCGTGGTGCGGCATATTCCGGTTAGCTGGCGGCATTCAGCTTCTCGGATAACGCGCTCTGCGGGTGGTGTGATTTGCTTAGAATGAAACATAGAGAAACGCCCTCGTTCGTTAACGTTCAATAAACGAGGGCATTAAAGATCGGCACATACAGAAAACCTGGAATATTCCCAAAATAGCTAGGAAGTTCCACTAATTGTGGTTGATATCTATATCCTTTAACCAGTTATCAATTGCTTTTCCACTTGGGAGGGAAACGCCTGCTTTTTCAAAGTCTATTTTTATTTTACTTCTCGGGTTATCAAAAAATTTACGCGGATTTTCCGCTGCTTCCGCCCCATAACAAACGTACAGCATCGATTTGATAAATGTAGCTCTATAATTTCTTGTTTTTGGATTAATATCCTCAACAATAACCATTGGTTTATTTTCAGTTTCGAAATTGGCTATTGATGCCAAGACTCTCTGTTTAATGCCTGTAATTAAATCAATGCTTTCTCTTGCGATATATAAGTCAGAAAAAGTGAATTGAGAACCTTCCCAATAGCTAGCACGAGAAACCCAGTTACATTTACTTCTGAATGGTTTTAATGAAGTAAAATTAACCACATCACCATCTACAGAAAAATTGAACAACTCCCAAAGGCCATGTAACTTACACTCAAGCTCGAACTCTACCATGTTATGTACAGGGTTGATGGTTCCTTGAAACTCATAGTCCTCATAATCATCTGGAGATAGAGAAAATGAACAAAGTTGAGATAAATGAAAATCACCATCACCAGGATCGATATCTCTTAAACTTTTATACAAATCGATTTCATCACTAAACATGATCCTCGCATCACATGAAAATTTATGTGTGAATTTTATCATCAACGGGAAAGCGCTTAATTCAGCCCAATGTAATATATCACCTATCTCACAGCCAAGAAGTCTGCTAGCCCTATCCAGTGAGCAATATTCTAATGCAGGTAAGTCGAAGTCTTTCATTTTGCCACCTTCAGAATAGCAATATTTGAATTTTCATCAGACAGGAGCTCTAAGCGCTCCGCCCATTTATTCAGCGCGTCCAGCTTCTCTGGCAAATACTGGCTGCGGTTATATACGGACATGACACCGCCCAGCGCATGGCCCAGAAGCTGCTCGACAACATGCGGAGCAATTCCCATGTTGTTCAGAGTCGTAGAAAACGTACGGCGTAGATCGTGAAGCGTCCACGGTTCAGAGTGGCCCAGACGCTTATACAGCATCCTTCCCCACTGACTGACAGCTTCCGGTTTCTTTATCTCTCCCAGCAAAAGCCCTGTGCTTTGGTGCTGCTCTAAAAGCTGTCTGATAAATGGGCGGATATCTACGGGAATAGGCCGTAGTATTTTCTCACCACCTTTGCTGTGCTCTTTTGGTACCGTCCAAACCCAATCATTTAGATCCCATTCGGTTACGCGAGATAATCTCAGCTCCTGAGTTCGGCAGCCAAACACCACCAGCAGACGTAGCAGCGAGGAGTAGTAGGGCTTAAATTTCAGGCCAGAGCACTCCCGCCATATATCAGCAAGCTCTTGCCGGGTATGCTCCCTGTCCCGCTTATTCTGTTTACGGCCAACATCGTCAATGGTCAGATCGTCCAGGACGTTACTAACCGCGTACCGATGAACCCGGCAGAACTTTAGAGCTTGCTTACACATCTGCAAAAGATAGCCAGCCGCTACAGGCGCTTCGTTCCTTACCCTAGCGAAACATTCGAGCCAGTGGCGAGTTTCACACATGGAAAGCGGATAAGTACCTATATAAGGAAAGATATGCTTATTAAGCTGCTCAATGTGCTTATCAACATTAGCGCGGTTATGGGTGGCATATTCCCTGATCCAGTATTCAAGGGCATCCCTGACCGTCACCGGCTTTAATGTTTCCTGAGTGGTAACGCTCAACTGGTGCTTTGGATTCTTTCCTTCTGCGAGCCATGCGCGACACTGCTCTCTTTTCTCACGAGCGGCTTTGAGCGAAAGATCTGGATAATTACCCAGCTTTATACGCTGAGATGTTGATTCCCGGCCACCTATGCGGAAAGTGAAGTACCAAGTCAACACACCCGATCTGGACACCTTCACACTTAGCCCATCGCCATCAGCATAGAAGCTGTCTCCGGGGCTTTCTCTTCCCAGCATTTTACGAAGCGACGTGTCGCTTAATTTGTTCGTTCCACCAGCCAT